GGACTCACGGAGATATAAAACGGGAGCGACTCGGACTCGAAGCGGCTCGTATCTTCTACGCTTATGGAATAGGCCGAACTGCTAATTGCGCTTGTCGTGGTTGTGATGGCTAAGGCGTTTATACTCATAGCTTAATTATACCATCGGGAGTCCACACGCCCACGCACTCCCGTACCTCTTTAATAACCTCGCCGTACTCGTTAATCTCGGCATAGATACGCATAATATGGTTGGTTACGTCGTTATCTTCCATGCCTATAACGTAGCTTAAACATCTCGTCTCGCCGGTGCTGGGGTTAAACTCCATGTTGCGGTAGTATATCAGATTGGCGCTACGTAGTTTGTAGTTTGCCATCAGCATACGCTCATCGTTTAACATCAGGTAGGCGTCGCCGTTCGGCTCGAATACGACGCGGTTAATGACGGTCTGCCCTTTTCTGTTCTTGCCCACTAAATCAAAATGGAGCAGGCGCGACTTCTTACGCTCCTGCTCTACATCTGTATACGCTGACGGGTTGTACTCGGCGTTCTCGTCGTGGTTGGCGCTTCGGTCGTCTTCCGGTTGTTCAATAACTCTGCCGTTGTTGAAGTAGGCGATAAATCGTTGCGACAACCTCACGGCTTACTCCTCTGCGAAGTTAAGGTCTTTTTTGTCTTCTTTCTTAGCCGACGCTTTCTTGGCTGGGGCTTTTGGTTTTTCCTCGGCCTTGGTTTCTTTTGGTGGTTTCTCTTCGGCTGGTGCTTCGGTTGGCGTTGGCGCTTCCTCTTGCGTCTCTAGCTCGGCGTTCGGGTCGTACTTGCCTTTATATACCATGTCGATAAACGCTTGCTTGTTTGCCGTGCTTTTCATCTTGGCGGACATACTCTCGCCTGCGAACGTTTCTTGCGCGTATTGTTTCCATATACGGGTTAATGCAATATACGCTTCCCAACCGCGAATAACTACCTGCGCTTTCGGTTCGAGGGTGCGAATCTGTGGCTTTTCATGATACGCGCGCTGGGTTTCCCTGTCTATCTGTTGAATCGTGGTTTTGCGCGAATATATCCAACCGATTTTCTTATTGAATGGGTTATAGATAACTACGTCGTCCTCTGGCTCGAATAGGTCGTGTAGCATATCTAAGAATCGCTTTGACCCTGTTTTCACGCCGGACTGGCTAAGCTGGCTTTCTAGTTCTTGTTCGATATTCATTTTGTACTATCTCCTTTAGTCTAATTCGTCCATGTAGTAGTCTGCGATTTCCTCTGCGGACATACCCTTAAAGTTTGGTCGTAGTCGGCCGTCCTGTGGCTTCCCACCGGTAGGGCTACCAATCTTGCCGGATATACGCTTGCGCTCTAGGTCGCTTGCCGTTGTCTTCTGGGCTGGCTTGTTGGCCGTAAACTTCTCTGGATGTTGGGCTTTGTAAATATACGTGGCGTCCTCTACGCTTAGGTTTGCGCCTTGAGCGTTGCGCTGTTGCCTGAAGCCTAGAATCTCGTTTATGAGTACCACGGCTGGGTCTTTATCGAACTCTGGCGTGTCTGGCTGGGCGGTAAACTTCGGTAGCACGTTCTGCTTCTGTAACTCTGCCACGCCCTCTACTACGGCCTTGGCTTCGTTGTTCTGCGCCGCTTGCTGTTCGTTCCGTTGGCGGTACTGGTTCATCGACTCGAGCGCTCTTTGAGCGCGAAGCTCTTGCGCCTGCATTTCGTTTAAGAATCGTAGCTCGACTTTCTTATCTGCGAACTCGAAGCCGTCCGGTAACTGCGAGGAGTCCTTGACGCTGTATGTCTTACCATCTTTGCCGACGGTGTTAATATATGGCAAGCTCTTGTATAGGAGTTTATTGTCTGGCGACATATTCTGCCATGCACGCTCGCTAATCTCTTCTGGGCGCTGGTTGAGCTGTTCGATTGCCTGTTGGCGTTGTTGCTGACGTTGCTCTTCGGTCTGCTTTTCTTCTTGCTTAATAAAGCCGCGACGCTTCGCCTCTGCCTCGAAGTCTTCATCCGACATACCTTTTTGCTCTGGCTCTTTGTCTGATTGGCCGTCGTTTTTCTCGCCCTCATCAGATGTAGAGTTGTCCGATTGACCGTCGGTAGAATCGCCGGAGTCTTGGTTGCCTTCCGTCTGCTCTTCTTGGTTTTGGTTGTTCGTCGCGGCTTCGTTGTTATCGCCGCCTTGATTGTCTGGTTGCTGTTCGCCACCATCTTTCGCGTCTGCGCCATTGTCGCCAGCATTGTCTTGCGACTCTGCGGCGTCGTATGCGCGTTCTGCTATTTCTTCAAGGTCTGGGTTCATTGTACGCTTGCCCTTTCTTTAGTTAATAATATCTACCGATATTATAACATATAGCGTTAGCTTAATTGAGCTTTGAGGATGTGGTGTGGCTTTGCCACGTTTTCCTCTTCGGCCTGCTCTGGCTCTTCTGCCTTAGCCTCTGGAGTAATAACTTCGTCCTCTGGCTTTGGCTCTTCGATTGGTTCCTCTTTTGGTTCTTCCTCGACTTCTGGTTCTTCTTCCGGGGCTTCCTCGGTAGCTGGCTCTTCGACCTGTTCTTCCTTTGGTTCCTCGACTGTTGCATTTTCTACAACAGTTTCGGTTTCTTCTGGCGCTTCGGTTTCGACTGGGGTTTCTTCTTTAACCTCTTCTACGACCTCTGCTTTTGGTTCTTCGGCTTTTTCCATCCTATATCCTTTCGTTTAGTGTTACTTAGATTGTATCATTCGGTTGCGTTTCGCCCATCATACTAGCGAGTGCGGAGCCACCACCGAATAGGGCGCCCAACCCGAGCATGATGTCTGGGTTTAAGGTAGGTTTCTTGTTCGATGTTGATTTAATTTGGTTAGGGTCAAAGACAATATACTGGTCATTAGGGCCGCCCATGACATCGGCGTCGTAGTTCGTGCCTTTGATTAGAATGCCATCGTAGCCCTCTGATTTCAAGCCGTCGACATATTTTTGGATTGTATCCCTATCATTTAATGCCATTCCTATACCGCCAAGGTTTGCGTCCTCTGCTGTCTGCCCACCTACTTTGTAAAGGTCTGTTCTAAAACGCTCGTACGCGTCTCCATATTTAAGGTCAGATATACTATCCTGTAGGCTTTTTCTTCTGCTGTTAAGTTTGTTTAAGTTGACAAGCTCGTCTATATACTCGGCCGCTTTATCGCTATCGTACCCCTTACCTGTAAGCCATTTTAAGGCCATGTCGACGTCTCCAGTTTCTACCATACGCATAGCCTGATTTGAGTCATACATACTCCTATGGTAGAAGTTCGTGTCTGAAAGATTCTTTGGCTCGAACCTCAATGCGTCAAGCTCTTTTCTTAGCTTAGCTACCGCTTCGCTATTGTCGACACTCTCATATATCTTTGGGTTTTTCACGTTTAGGTAGGTTTCCATAGCTTTAGGCTCTCCGCTACCGTACCATGTAGACTCTGCCCAGTTCTTAGCATTTTTCTCTGTCGGAGTAAACCAGAAGCCTACGCTGGAGTTGTTGTTGCTAGTTCCGTTACTCTTGCCATGACCGAATACAGTAAAGTCGCCTTTAGTTCCGTGGTACATAGGCATTAGGTTTCCATTGGCGTCTCGTATCACACTATCCTTGAAGAACTCTTCTTGCTCTGGGGTAAGAGCGCCCAGCGCCGAGCCGCCCTTTGCACGCGCTATCGGTAGATAGTTACCCTCATCGCCTGATAGAATAGCGGCGAAGTCATCGAGCGGAATCTCTTTGCTAAATACCTTGCTTGCGTCTCCACCGGCGTAGTCTGTCGCCATCATCTTAGATGGGGATACGAACACGCCAGGCTCTATTGGCTTAGACGAGAATACCGGTAGCGTACCCTTTGCTACGGCGGCACGTGCGTTATCTATGGTAAAGTCCGGATTAGTAAACATATTGTCGGCGTCGAACTTGTCCACTAGGTCTTGTAAGCGGTTAATCTCTTTAGCCGAACGTATACCCGTATGGTAGTTGTCTAACATCGGGTTAGTCTTTTGTAGTAACTCGAACTGCGCGGCTTTTCTGGCCGCTACATCATCGAGCTTGCTCGAGGCTTTCGATAGCATAGCGATATCGTCGCCAGAGTCCGCTAACGAATCGGCGAGCTTAGATAGCACACTCATAGTTTGTTACATCCCCATTCCCATTATTTGTTCTACTGCCGCCGGTGGCTGTGGTGGCATAGCCTGATTTGGCGACGGCGCCATTGGCTGTTCTACTGGTGGCTGTCCGCCCATCATCGGGTCGCCCTGTGGCATACCTTGAGGCATACCCTGTGGCGGCATACCGCCCATTGGTGGCTGTTGGTTCGGCGCCACCATAGCTTGTATCTGCTCCTTAGTCATTGGCTCTGGTTGTACTGCGACGTTCGGGTCAATCAGCAAGCCCTCGCGCCCCATGATATCGTAGCGTAGGCGTAGGTCAATCTTGTTAACCTCTTGCTGTACGTGGTTAATAAACCTGTCGCGTATCTCTTGGCTCGAGTATAGGAAGCGGTCGGTTAACATCTGCTTTCGGTGCGCCTCGATATGTTCGCCGGTTACGTCATCGTGTGGCGCGGCGTCTAGTCCGGCCATAATAACGGCAAAGTCCTCGTAGGCGGTCTTGTCGCCTATCTCGCTCTTCACGTCGTCCACGAGGCTCATCGGGTCGGTCTTAAACTTAACCCATGCTTCGTAGCGCTGGTCGGCGTCCTTGAGTCCTAGGTCTTTGTAGAGGTTGTACGGGTCAATAAGCCCCATCTTGGCGAGGGTCATGGCCACGTTTTCGCGGCGCTCTTTGTCTTCGCGTAGCATACTGCCTTGCTCGACACGTACCCATGCGACATCCGGAATCTTCTCACGGCTAAGCTCGACGAACGCAAAGCTACCATCGTTGGCGCGCGTTGCAAACTTCTTCGGAGAAGTGTAGTAGACTTTCATCATCTGTACGAGCAAGCGGAAGTAACGGTCGAGCGCCACCTCTGTTGCACGAATGATAGCGTCCTGACGGCCTGCCGACTGGCTACGCACCATCTGGGCTTCGCCTAGCGTACCAACCTCGCCGCGGTCATCATCGCCACGGAATTGCGACGGAGTACCGAGTAATGAGTGAATGGCGTTCTTGACGTCCTGCTTGTCGTTCAATACGTACGATGGCAATAAGTGCGGTTGAACCTCGCCATAAGCCGAAGCTAGCGGCATATCGTCCGGTATGGTCAATGTTATTATCTGGTTCGGGTCGCGCGTGATATTCTCTGCCTCTTCGTCCGGAATAGCGCCAGCACGTAGGACTAGGATAGCGTTTGCGGTGTCGGCGTTCTCGGTAATCTGACGGCCACGCTTGTTGAGGATATCTTGTAGTGGAATAACCTGCTCGAGCGGTGTCGTCTGGTCGATAAGCTTCGAGCCATCGTTAATATAGTTAAAGAATACATACGGCTTGGTCGGTCGGTCGATAAAGTTCGTAATCTGTACGCCGTCGCCGTCGTAATAGAAGTTCGGGTTCTTAGACTTCTCAAGGATGGTGTCGCCGATATACCACGCCACGCACTCGTCGACTGTGCCGTCTGTGTTATATTGACTAAACCAGATTTCATTGTATGCTAGTACCGTTCCGAGGAGCTTGCTTGTCATACGCTCACGTCCGAGCGAACGCATAATCTTTGACTTGGCTTTTGGAAACTTTGCGATAAGCTGTGCGACGCTGGCGTGCAACACCTCACAGATAAAGCGCGGCTCTTCGCCTAGCTTGGTATCTTTGTCTAGGATAAGGTTCTCTGGCTCTACCACACGTGGCACGATATCATCGACAATAGGGTCGTACTGGAGCTTAATCACGCCGATATACTTCTTGTAGTTGTTGCGAATAGCCGAAGCCACCTTTTGCTTGAGGATAAACTTCTCGGAGTGGACTTGTAAAGCATATTCGAGGTTCTCAGCCATAACCCTTGAGGCGAGGTCGTCTTTGTCTGGCTGTACCTCTACGCCCGGGTTGCGCCCAGTAACGTAGGCCATGATAGCCTCTGTACCCACCATGATTTGGTTCTCTTGGTATGGCACTTGGTACTGGTAAAGCATACTCGTATCGACTTGGCGGCCGAGATAGTAGCGCTCGTTCTTCTCGCGGCGTGCCTCGAGGTCGTAGCCTTTCTTGTTATTCCAGTAGGCTTGCGCGTCGGATACCCAACGCTTAAAGTTACCAACTAGCTCGCTATCACGTACGTTAAGCGATAGCGTCGGTAGGTCGTCTATAATGCCGGTGTCTTTCGTGATGTTATCCGTAGTAGAATCATCGAATACTTTGCCGGGGTTAATGTCGTAATCGTTCATAACGTCCTTATTGGTCTTTCTTATCTGTTACTGTAATTATACCATTCGAGATAAAAAAGGCCGCCGACTGTTAATCGGCGAACTTAAACGCTGAAATATCTATGTTGTGTTCTTTCGCCCACTTGATAAACTTCGGCGTCATATACCAATCGCCCTTGAGTTCGATAAAATAGACTCTCGCAATATCTAGTATCGTCTTCTCGTCGTCTGGTGTGGTATTAAGCGCCACCAGTAGTTGTAGCCTTGTCTCGGCAAGCTGTACGTCCTTAACCTCTGCCTCGACCGATGTTAGGTCGCGGCGTAGCTCGGTTATCTGCTGTTCGGTATGTTCTGTTATGGCGCTTACCATCCACGTGCCGAATCCGCCCGACGCTACACAGATAGTA